CATCAAATGATTTGTACAAGAAAGGTTTTGGAACACGTCAAGTGAAGAAGATTGTGGCTGAGTATTCACCTGCAGACATCACCATTGATAGCAATGCCATGACCTTTCCAATTGATATCTTTCCTGCAAACATTCAGACATACATGATGGAATGTCACAGAACTTTGAACAGCTCAATTGACTACATGGGGTGCAGTATGCTGTGGCTGTTGAGTATCATCATTGGTAACAGTATCAAGATTCAGGTGAAGACAGGCTGGATTGAAAGCTCCACTTTGTGGATGGCTATTGTTGGTAGACCTGGAGTAGGTAAGACACCAAACATTAACAACATCATCTTTCCATTGCAGAAAGCAAACAACAATGAAATAAAGACCTACATCAAACGCATGGATGCATTCCGGGCATACATGGACATGGATAAAAAAGACCGTGAATTTGAGGAGAAACTATCCAAGCCAAACAAAACGCAATTCATTGCATCTGACATCACACTTGAAGCACTTGTTGAGCTACATGAAGAAAACAAGAATGCTGTAGGTGTGTTCAAAGATGAGCTTGCAGGATGGCTGAAAGATATGAATAAATACCGTGCAGGATCTGATCTAGAATTCTGGCTATCATCTTGGTCCAACAAAGGTGTGGCACTGAACAGAAAGACTTCAAAGAGCTCATTTGTAGAATCACCTATCATTCCAATCTTGGGTGGTATTCAACCAGGCATCTTGAATCAATTCTTCACAGAAGAAAACAAAGACAATGGATTCATTGACCGTATCTTGACATGCTTTCCAGATGTTGACGTGGAGATGTACAATGAGAATGAAATGGATGAACAACTGCTTGAGCAATATGAGAATTTTATCCTGGCAATGTATGATCACGTGAAACGCAAACTGGTGCACTATGACAATGAGAATCAGATTGAATCATTGATTGCTAAATTCACACCAGGTGCAAAGAAACAATGGCAGAGAATTCATGATGAAATTACAGCCATGCAGAATTCACCAATGGAGAATGAATACATGAAGTCAATGCTACCAAAACAAAAGAGCTACATTCCAAGGTTCGCACTGCTCATCAACACACTTGACTATCTGGAGCATGAGATTCACAAGGATGACAAAGTAGATCCATTGAACTATCCATGTTTTGAACATGTGATTGCTGAAGAATCAGTGTTGAAAGCTGAGCGCTTGTCAAAGTACTTCATCAACATGGCTAAAAAAGTCAAGTTAAAGTCATCAGAAACTTTTGAATTGAAGAAGGTGATGGCAGTGAATAAGAACAAAAGCAAGAAAGATCAGATAGTGGAGCTGTTCAAAGTACATCCGGAATTCAACAGAAGTGAAGCTGCTGACATTCTTGGAGTATCAAGGCAGACAATTAAGAACTGGCTAAAAGAAATCAAATAATAAACTATGCAAAAAGTGCATAATAATATCACATTGCATAATAAACTAATCAGGGCACAGCCTTAAAAACTAATTTAATCACCAGGTAATAACCTTAATAAACCGACAACTTGATTGAGCAAAATATATGACATCGCTGCATGAGATATGTGGCAATTTTTAGGACTTAAACTATAACAAAATGAAACACACACCAGTAGAATGGCTAGTATCAAATTTAGATATCATCTGGGAAGAAAAAATCATTGATCTAGTAGAACAAGCCAAAGCAAAGGAGCTTGAAAAAATGGAATTTTACAAAAACAAATCGTTAAAATATCAATTATTTATTGGCAAAGTCACTGAGATACTTGGAGACCAGAAGACAATTGAACTACTCAGAGAATCATTTCAAACAATTGACCAAGCAAATAATGGCAACAGTAACTTATAAGCAAATGAAAGCACAATTAACTTTTAACCTACCAGAAGACCACGAAGAATTCACTGATGCTGTGAATGGCAATGCGTATAAAGCAGTCATCTGGCAGATTGATATGTACTTGAGATCACAACTCAAGCACGGAGAACTACCAGAAAGTGAATATGACAAAGTGCAAGAGATTAGAGATGAGCTGCACAGTATTATGAACGAACACAATGTAAGCTATGAATAAGAAAACAGCAGTAGAATGGCTTATGAACGAAATATATCTCCCAAATAGAAAAGTCAGCATAACGGATATAATAGATCAGGCAATGGAAATGCAAAAGCAGCAAATCATTGATGCATACAATGAAGGATGGCGCAATCATACTGCACTTCAATTCAAATCAGCTGAGAGATATTACAATGAACTTGGCTTATCAGAATATGATAAGCATCAGGAAGTAAAAAAAGGATGCACCGGACCTAAATAAACAGATATGAATAAGACAAACAAAGACCGCCTGACAGCACTTGAGCGTGCACATCTGAAGGAGAAATATCCATCTGTACCTGATCACGCACTAGCAATGAGCAAATGGAGTGATACATCAGCCAATGGACTGACTAAGTGTGTCACCGCTTGGATACAGCTGAATGGATACCAGGCTGAACGCATCAACACTATGGGTGTGTACCGTGAAGCTGCCAAAGTCAAAGACCTAGATGGCATCAGTAGGACTGTAGGCAAGGGCAAATGGACCAAGTCAACAAGCACTGCAGGATCTGCTGACATTTCAGCTACCATCAAGGGCCGTTCAGTGAAGATTGAGATAAAATATGGCAAGGATATTCAGTCAGATGCACAGAAAAAATACCAGGAAAGCATTGAGCGTGCTGGTGGAATTTACTTAATTGTGAGAAATTTTGATGAATTTGTCACTTGGTGGGAGAATTTTACATAATTCTTTTTATATTTGTAAAAATTTTAATTCTTAAATATGAAAACAAAAACAGAGCTGGACATTCCAGCAGGCAATGTCATGATGAAGCTATGGCATGCAAAGCAAGAGATTGGTAAGGTGTACAAGAATGCCAACAATCCACACTTCAAACGGTCCTATGCTGACTTGAATGCAATCCTGCAGACAGTGGAGCCTATCCTATTGGCACATGGACTGCTGTTGATTCAACCTATCACAGACGGATGTGTAGTCACACGCATATTTGATCCTGAAAGCTTAACATCTGTAGAGTCAAGCATGAGACTACCAGAAGGTCAGAATCCCCAGCAGATGGGTAGTGCTGTATCTTATTTTAGACGTTACTCATTGACCAGTCTGCTATGCTTGCAGACAACAGATGATGATGCAGAACTAGCAAGCAAGCCGAAAGCAAAGCCAACTGCTACAGATGAGCTTGTTGATAAGTTTGTCAAGTCATTAGAAGCAGGTACAAACAAGTGGACAGCTGAGAAATTCATCAGCACGTATGCCTTAACTGAGTCACAAATCATCAAAGTAAATCAGCTATGAAACGCTTCACCGAATATGCACTCATTGCATTGACCATCATCACACTGACTGCCATCTGGGGATTGACCTACCACTACTTCGGATGGTACGGTATCATCACACTGGCAGTCATTGCTATTGGACTTTCAATTTATACAACAATTTAATACTTAACTATGAAATTTAGATCATCATCACTGGGCAAACTGATGACAACATCACGCTCAAAGTCTGAGGTGCTATCTCAGACAGCAAAGAGCCACATTGAACAGCTGGCTAAAGAAACATTCTTTAACTACCGAAATGAGATATCATCAAGGTACCTGGACAAAGGTCAACAGCAGGAGCATGATTCAATTGAACTGCTAAACACGGTCCGCATGGAGAACTACACCAAGCACATTGGCAGAGTATCCAATGAATACCTAACTGGTGAATGTGATATCATCACAGCTGACACCATCATTGACATCAAGACATCATGGTCCATTGATACATGGCCTGCACTACCACATGAAGCACACAATTCTGACTATGAGTGGCAGATGCGTGCATACATGATGCTATACGACAGACCACAGGCTGAAGTCATTTCATGCTTGGTGACAACTGATCCTGACTTGCTCAGCTCATTTGACAACCGTGAGCTTCACCAGGTAGATCACATTCCTGCAGACAAGAGAATCACAGTGGTGAAATATGACCGTGACATCTTGCTAGAAGCTGAGATCATGGAACGTCTGAAGATATGCTCGGACTACTATGACCAATACATGCAACAATTAACAAATAAATAGTAAAAATGAACAGAGAAGAATTCTTCAAAAAAGCAGTGATAGAGATATCAGCTGCATTGATGACACAGCCAGGAGCGTGGAAACAATCACTAGAC